AGACCCAGTTGTACACGAAAGTCATATGACTCTCATTGCACTTATTGATAGGATTAGAATGTTAGATAACGATTTGATTCGTTTGAACGCTAAACTTGATATGGTGATTCAACAACAGAAAGAAGCAGAATCTAAAAATGGGGGCAGAAGTCGACCAACAAAGTAGTAGGGTGCACCTTTCAATGTTAGCCAACTTTTAGGTGTTGAGTATCGTTAAACCTTCACCTAATTTAGCGTCTTACCGAGGACGACTTGGGTATCTGTTCATATGATTTACCGGTCCCAAGATTTGTAAACAATATTTATAATTTCTCGACATTTCCTATTTTCCAAGATTGATACTCTTTAGACCACTTTGTGTGTTCATTGACATCAATCTCGTGAACAGTCTTGCCTTTGTATCTCACTAACCAATCATTATAAGTAATACTTGATTTCTTTTTTTGATAGGTGCCACCCTGTTCATAGGAGTCCAACAACTTATTAAATTCGTTTTCGCTAATTTGTTTATACATTAGTTTATTGTTGGTTTTTCTATTGATATAATTTCTGGTCGAGATTTTAGTATGGTCTCTACCATAATATTAAATTCATTTTCTGTGAGCATTGATTTGTATATTCTCATGGCTTGAGCCATCATAATACCTGCACACGCAAGTGGGTCTTGTTCGCCATCCTCACATAAGTCTACCCACAGTTTTTCAAACTGACGGCTTAATTCTTCAAAAGTCATTTCATTATTTCTCCTTGTAGTGGTCTGTTGCTAATTGTATCATTGCATAATGGATAACTTTCATCAAGTCAGCCTTATTATGTCCTTCTTTCTTACCATAGCGTTGAGCATATTTTAGAATATTGCCCATACAGAACCCAGTACCATGACCTTGGTCGATAATGATTTCTGTTGCTTGATAATTTTTTGTTTGTGCATAATGTGAATCGTAAGTATCCATAACATAGTCTGCTATGTCCATTAGAATTTTATCTTCACGAAACTTAAAGTCGACCTCTTGTTCACCAAGTCGGTCTTGAAATTCTTTTATGTATTCGTTGGCAGTTTTAGGCAAAAAACTTCTCCTCTGATTTGATTTTAAATTTTTGTTTTTGTGTATAAGACATATCAACATGTTTGACTATCTTGCTTCGTATAGTTTCACAATCCATGCCAAGTATTCTACAATAGTTTACAAACTCAGGATGACGACCAACAATCCAGTCGATAGCTTCTATTTTGTGTTTGATGTTTCGTTTGTTAATGCCAGTATAAGCACAATCTGTAATTGCTTGTTCAATGATTGCTGTGATGAAAGTTTCTTCACCAGACATCATGTTTACAACGGGCTCTTTAGATTTCTCATTCATAGTTGACTCCATATAATTGCATTAATAATAAGTAAAATAATAATTATCCAGTTTTTCACTTTGATTCCTTTAGTTTAAGTTTTTCTTCTTTAATGATTTTGATGAGAACTTCAAGTTCATCTGCATCATCAAACTTTTTAATAAGTTTTTGAATTTCAATGATTGCGTTTATTCTTTCAGTAGCTTTCATGCGATACCTTGATTCTTTTTTGCTTTATCCATAATATCATCAAATCTTTTTTGTAAAAGTGGGTCTGGTACATGCCACTCATCTATACCAGCATTCATCAGTACTTCTTTAAGGCGTCTATTCTCAGCCTCAAGTTTGTTTACTTTTGCAACCATTCTTTCAAATCTTGCATTTACACGGTCCTCTCTGCGACCACCTTTCATTCTATTTCCAACTTTCATATTTCATCCTTTTTCATCATAATATAAGCATATTATACACTAGTTTAATATCTTTGTGTAAAAACTTATGGTGCCAGTAGCCCACTATTTGGAGTGGAACTGGTATAGTAATTACCAATGTTGTCGATTAACAGAAGATAAAAACACAGCAGACTTTAAGTCAAGACGAACATCTAAACAACGGTCGTCTAACACACAGCCAGGAACATCATCCCATTGACCAGCCTTCATAATGCCTTTTGCATCTAAAGCCTTGATGTCTGAAACTTTCAAACCGTGTTGTTGTAAGATAGCACGAGGAGATTTATCTGGAACATGGTCAAAATCATCTTGCACAATACCAAAGTGAACAACATCAGCCTTTGAGTCATCAAAACATTGTCGGTCTTTTGAATTAGAGAAGCCAACAAAGTCTGATGCCCAAACAATTTTGTCAACAATATTTCGTAAATCTTTTTTCATATCTTTTTTATCCTTTTTCATCATAATATAAGCATATTATACACTACTTTTGAATGCTTGTGTAACTATTTGGTCGAAAAAGGTTCAACTTATGTTGAATTCTATTCACTATACTTTCTTACCTGCGGTATGCAGTTCTTCTACAGGCACAACCATGTAAGGACCTTTGTTATATGCAGGCACTACCGTATATTGTTTACTGATTTCTAGTTTTTCTTTGTGATTGAGCCAGTCAACACCCGTTGCAGACTCTTTAAATGCAGACAGACTAGGAATTTCTTCCGTTTCTCTGACTTTTGGTACTGAATATCTCTTAATAGGCTGTGATTGTATCGAAACTCTGTAGTAACCATCAACATAATCAACATAATCATCAAAAGTTAGTTGTGCAGAGTGCAAATATCGTTGTCTAAGTCGTTTGTTGTGTGCTCTGTGTTCTGTCTTTAGTAAAATCCTGCGTTTTTCCGTTAAAACCTTGCGTTTTTGCACTATTTTTGACTCCTTTTAGTTGTTTTTCGAGTTTGTCTTTGTTTTTGAGTGTGTTTTCCGTTACGAATTGACTTTTTTGCTTCTTCTAGCGCTTTTATTGTCTTTTTTTCGCCGTACATCACTACAAAACAGTCTAAAATCAGGTTAAAAGAGATGTAAATCGCTTTTTCTATGGATTTTGGATATTTCTCAAATATTCGTACTAAATCGTTTTCAATATCCTTCTTGGATATTCGCCTATTATTCATACAAGTATTATACATTAGTCCAAACCTTTTGTCAAGCGTTTATAAATAGTTTAAAGCAATCTTTTTTAAAGGAAAAAATCATGCATGAGTATAAAGTAAACATTTTAAGAGTAGTTGACGGCGATACAGTTGATGTCGATATAGATTTAGGATTTGGTATGTGGCTTCGTAAAGAAAGAGTACGAGTTATGGGTATTGACACACCAGAATCAAGAACAAGTGATAAGATGGAGAAGGTGTTTGGTCTTGCCGCTAAGAATCGATTAAGTTCACTTTTAGGCGCAGAAGCAATCTTACACACACAAGTCAGTAAGAAAGGCGAAGATATGAAAGGTAAGTTTGGTCGTATTCTTGGAAACTTCGTATCACTCAACGGCGAAAAATGTGCTGCTGTTTTAATAAGAGAAGGACACGCTGTCGCATATCAAGGCGGTAGTAAAGAGAATATTGCAAGTCAACATTTAGCAAACAGAGAAAGATTAGTTAGAGAAGGTGCGGTTGTAATACCTGAAGAATTAAAAACAGCGTCAATAGCGCCTGTTAAAAAAATTATTGAACCTGTTGTTGAGTCTGTTGGTAAACCTATTAATGAACCTGTACCTGCTACGAGAAAACCAGCTGCAAAGAAAAAAACAAAAGCTAAAAAGAAGAAGTAATGGGACAACCCGCCCAAAGAAAAACTGATTTAAATAATCTTGGCGCCGCAATAGCAGGCGTTACCGATAATAAAGTTTTTGTGAATGGCTTATTATTATCAACAGATGGTTCTTCAGTACAAGACCACCTACCTGTTGATGGTGTAAATACACACACAAATGTTAGTACAGCAAATGGAAGTTCGACTGTTAAATCGGGCGGAGTTCCCGTCAACAGAACGGGCGATGCTGATAGTTGCGGACATACGAGAGTTGGTGGTTCTTCTAATGTCAACATTGGATAAATCGTTATAAATATTACAAAAGGAAGAGGTTGCTAAATGTCAAGATATGACGCCACACAAACAAACGAAAGCACAAGAAGTTCTAGGGTCTTTAAGGACCTTAATTTAGACTTTCAACAAAATACTGCAACAAAAGATATTCAGAAGATTAAGGATATCGAAGCGGTAAAAAGAAGTGTGAGAAATCTGATTAATACAAATCATTATGAAAAACCTTTTCACCCCGAAATTGGTTCTAATCTCAGAGCAATGTTGTTTGAATTGATGTCGCCTCAGATGAATCATTTAATCAGTAAGCAAATCGAAAACTTAATTAATAACTATGAACCAAGATGCAATTTGGTTGAAGTGTTCACGCAACCAATGTTTGACAGAAATGGATATTCTGTTCAGATATCATTCATGGTAAATAATCACCAAGAACCAGTAATAGTAGAATCCTTTTTAGAGAGATTAAGATAACATGGCAACCAAATTAGAAATTTCAGAATTAGACTTTGATGGCATCAAAGCAAACTTAAAAACTTTTTTATCACAACAGAACGAATTTACAGACTACGACTTCGAAGGTTCTGGTATGTCAACACTTCTTGATGTACTAGCATATAATACTCACTACCTTGGTTACAATGCCAACA